GAATGCCGTTAATCGCCGCAACGATGGCATCGTCATCATCTGCATAGGTGCCGGTTGTAGCAACATCTGCAATTGCGCTGGCTTGCGTGCCATCATCCGTGATTTTGCCGCCTGCGATAACTTGCAGCTCCCCGGTTGCGCCGATGGTCATTAGCGCCCCGCCCTGGTCTTTGTAAATCTGTACATTTGCCATGCTATTGTCTCCCTAGTTATTTCCCGCCAGCCGGGGATGGTCTCCCATCCCCGGCTGGCTCTCTACCGGTTCAACTTTACGCCTCAGCAGGCGTAGCAACGGCGGTCAGTGCGCTAACTTCAGCGGCCAACTGCGTGATCGGAACCTTGTGCGCACCGTAGGCAAATGCCACGGTTTCGCCGAATGCAATGTTGGCCGTGGCGCTCACAAGGTTGACGTTGACATATCGCTCCGCTGGCCGGAACACGTCCACAATCAACAGATGGCTGTTGAGGTCGTCATTAACTGCACATGTTGCCGTAGCCACTGCGCCAGTCAGTGCGGCATAGGTCCCGCCGCTCGTATCACACTGTTGAGCCGTAATCGTTGCAACGCCAGTGGCAGCCGAGTCGGTGATCGGCGTGATGAAAATCACACCCTCAAAACCGCTGGTGTCCACATAAGCGCTATCGCTGTCGGTGTTCGATGCCGCACCGACGGCGGCGAGTGCATGGTAAAACTTGAGGTCCTTGGCTAAAGTAGCCATCTCTTTGTCTCCTGTCTCTGAATGGTCCGCTTAGGCCAAAGTGACTCGAACAAACGCCTCGGAAACGACCGGCGCGCCGTCTGATTCCAGGCGCCCGATGAACCCATCTTGATTCGTGGCTGCGTACAGCTCGACCAGTCTCTGAATCTGCACATCCAGCGCATCAACGATCCAGTAGTTGCTGAAATCGCCCAGGACGCCGACATACAGGCCAGTTGTGAACGTGTTAGGCACATATTCAGAGGTGAATACCGGCACGCCAAGAAGTTGATCAGGCTCGCCGGCCCGGACGCTTTCACGCCACAGATATTGACCATCTCCGTCTTTGAGTTTCGCGATCATCTTCACGGCGTCTCGGTGGAACATCCATCGTGCATTGCCCCAATACTGCCCCTTGAGCGTGTACTTGGCATTGATCAGACCATCGGTCGTCATTGCCGTAGTCGAATTGTCCGTGCTCACATCTCGCCCGGTCGGAATGCCGTCAGCGGATGCGGTGAAAATGCCTAGCGGCTGATTGCTGCCGTTGCCGTTGAGATAAGCATTTTCCATCGTGACGGAGAATTTGTAGCCCAGTCGATCCCGAACCAAAGTTTCACCACTCGGCACCTTGCGCAACATCGTTTTTGAAACCTTGATGCGTTTGGCGAGAGGATGCGGATACAGTTCACGTCGGCCAAATGACATTGTGCTGTCTTCGTCACCGGTCCCGATCTCAGCGGTCCAGATTGGGTCTGCTGGGTCAGCGGCCAACGATGGCGCACCCATACTTTCGGCAGTCGGCACGCTGAACCGAGTCGCCCACTGCCGCATGTAGACCATGTTGTCCACGTTCTTGATGAGCCGGTCAACAAACTGCATCGGAGGCAGCAAGTAGCCGCCGGCCGTGCTTACGTCAACTTGCAGCGCACGCTGATCCCATTGCCCGGTCTGGACCCAGCGATTAAACGCCTGCCGGTATTCCGGCTTGGTCGTTTCGGCCAGTCGAGACCACTCCCGGCGCTCTTGCCAGTCCTCTGGAATTTGAATGCTTTCAAATTCGATGGACTCGGCCCGTTCTTCTTCGTTCATGCTATCGCCTTCGTGCGCGATTCCATCGGTCAAGCCGTCCTCAACCCGCTCCTGCTCTTCAAGACGCTCATAGCGAGTTTTCAGCTTGTCGGCTTCCGACATCAGCAGATCGTAGCGGGTCTTTTCCTCTGCCGTGAAGTCACGATCCTCGGCCTCTGCCACATCTACCAGTTCGGTTCTTGCAGTGTTGATCAGTCCGGCCCGTTGCCGGCGCAGCTCCAAAGCACCCATGATTATTACTCCTGCTCTAATTGCTTAATGTCCAGTTGTCGCCGCCGATTCGCCATGCGCGCCCGCGCTTGCTCATCGTCGTTCGTGCTATCTTGCCCAGTATCACCGGCCCCGGCGATGTCTGGAATCTTCGGCAGATCGCCGTAGATGTCTCTCGCTTCTGCGCTCGTGCCCCGATACGCCGGCCATGTCACCGGCGACACCTCGATTAGTTTGGCAGATGTCACGCTGCGCAGCGGCGGAACGCTCTCCGTGTTCCATTCCTGCTCGTCAACCGTGAACCCAAATGACATCTGATCCACGTCACCACGCCGGATCAGCTCGACGGCATCGCGCCCCGCTTGCGTATCTGGCGGATCTAGCTCGAACCAGACACCATTATTGTCCTCCCAGAGGCGCAGGGTGCCCGCTGCCGTGCGTCCTAGTACCTGCGAGCGATCATGTTGCCACAATGCCCGGATGTCGGCGCCTAGCGCCTCTGAGAATGCGCCGTGGCTAATCTTTTCACGGAACCCGCCGAGGTCCTCGGACAGTTGCCCGTATACCACAGCGTATCCCCGAATCTTTGGCGGTCCGTCGCCGTTTTCGTCCGGCTCTGCTCTCAACTCGGCTTTGATTGTGTATCGGCGCTCTTTGCCCATCTCAAAATCCTTTATGCTGCTACCACGATGCAATCACAGCCGCCATGAATCGGGCCATGGCGCATGTTTCGACCAACGTTAAACGACCCACCACCGGCATTGATCGTCGATCCAGCCGTCAGAAAATAACGCTCAATAGCCACCGTTTCACCGCTCAACGACTGGCAGAACGGACAAGAATCCCCGCTTGCTAGCCACATCAGAGTACGCACGCCAACCGCAGAATAAGCCGCAATCGCTACGGCGTTGACCGCCTCAAATGGCTGATCCCTACTCTCTTGCCGGACTTCGTTTTCTTCCCAGTGCGTGATCCGCTCGTTTGCAAGCTTGGCCACGTCGTCACCTTGCTCAGCGTTTTGTACGATGCCGAGCAGTTCTTTTTGGTGCCGAATCGTGTATGCCTGTGCGTAATTCTCCAGATATTCCGTGATAAATTCTGCGAAATCGGTCGGTACATATTCGTCCAACTCCGCCGCAACCGCTGCAACCGTTTGAGTTGTCAGCGTTTTCATGCTCGCCTGATAATAGCCCGGTATCGCCGCCGCTAGTTTTTCGTAAAACTCAGTCAGCCATTGCCGGAATTCTGCCGGCGTGCCGTTGAGTTGCTTAGGCAACGCCCGCCCCAAGTCGGCGGCTTCCCGGTTGATGACCCGTTGCGCCGCATCTTCATACAACGCCGAAAACGACCGAGCCAACGCTTGCCGATTTGTTAACTGTTGATCGTCGGCTCTGGTCTCAACATGCCCGCTCTCGCCTGCGTGATCATGGCCACATGTACAAGCGTCAACGCTGCGGTCTTCATCCACAATCTCAGCAGGCTCTTCTCCAACCGGCGATAGGTTAAGCGGTCGCAGATACGTATCGCCGCCATCATACGGATTAAGATTTTCCATCGCTCGTACTTCGTTTGGCGATAGGATAGCGTTCAGGATGGCGGTCGAGTAGGAATTGTAACGGCTCTCAGTGTTGCCCCGCAGCAGTGCATCGACCAAATGTTCTATGACGTATTCTTTGCGCTCATCATCCAGTAGTAGATCCTGATCGTATCTAGATTCAGTGCGCACCAGCCACGGTCGCAACGTATGCGTTACAAAATTGATGCCTTGCTCTTCAATGTTGCTGAATGTGGCATTGTCAAGATCGCCAATCATATGTGGCGGAATTCGAAACCAACCCGCAATAACCGACCGCTGGAACTTCCGCGTCTGCAAAAATTGCGCTTCGTCCGGCGGGGAGGTGAGCTTGTCGATCTCCATGCCTTCTTCGAGCACACTGACCCGCTGCGCATTGCTTAGCCCCTGGTGCTGTTGCGCCCAGGATTCCTTGATATTCTTGGCCGCTTCTGGTCCGAGCAGGCCAGGATGCTTCAGAACGATGCCCGGTTGCGCACCGTTGCCAAAATAGCGGCTTCCGTATTCCTCCGCAGCCAAATCCAGCCCCAGCGACCGCAGACCCAGCCGAACCGGCGAATCGCCCCACCATCCAGTTCCCATAAATCGCTGGTGCATCACAGAACGGGCAGGGAGGCGCAATTCTTGCCCGTCCGATAATGAATAATGATAAATAATGCGCCCATTAGTGCGCTCAATGCCCATCTGTGACGGCCGAAGTGGCCACAATCCGACCGGATACCCGGCCCCGTTTCGCTCAATTTCTGCAAATGCGTTGCCCCATCTGCACAAATATGACATCATCGTCTCTCGAAATTCAAACGATGTCATCTCAGGATTGGGCGCATCGTGCAATAATCGATAGATAGGATGGCCTGTGGCGCGCTCTTTGCCGCCATCTGGCAGTCGCTTGTAGGTAATTAGCGGCAAACTGGCGACAGATTCTGCCAAAACTCGCACACATGCGAATACAGCGCCAGACGATAGCGATGAATCAGGCGTAACGTCAACGCCCGCAGGCGAGGACCAACCAGATCCAAAAATCCTGGCCCAATCCGTTGACGTGTCGCTCGGATGCGCTCTTGTTTCAATGCCAAACAGTTTTGAAACGATGCTCATTGATTCCCCGCACAAAAAAAAATGGACCCGGTACGAATACTGTACCAGATCCATGATCTCATTGTAATTACGAAAACTTAGGAATTATTAGCCTTGCTCAACGCCCCGGCTGCTGTAAATCACCACCTGAACCACAAGCGGGACTGAGCGCAGCCCGGTTTTTTGCTTTGCCGTTTGCCAGTATTGTTCTACCGTGCCAGCGGTCAGGCCCAACGCATCCCCGATTTCCGCGCAGGTTGCGCCTTCGGCTTTGCGCAGTGCGATATCTGTTTCCCGATCATTCAGTAATTCGACCACGGCGCGCCCCATTCTCTATGCCCTACGATAAAATTCCTTCGCCAACCCGACAACCAGTAGCACAATTCCTACAAATGCCAACACACCAACCCAACCGACAGCAATCCAGATAGCCGCACAGACAAAAGCAGCCCCCAACAATATGACGACATCTGACCACTCAATCATAGTACAAGCACTCCCCGACCCGAATACACAGACGTATTATCCTTCTTCAGCGCCGGCAACCGCACCACGGCATTGATGGCGGCCGCCACTAGGTCGATCCGCTTTGTGTCCGATGTATTCTTCTTACTCAGCTTGATATTCTCGTTGTGATCCACAATGGCGACGGCATTTGATAAGCACCACGTCAGAATAGGCGAGCCGTCATGCACGATCCGACCAGTGGCGATCATTTCCCGAAATAGCTTTGTCGGCTCGCTCAGCGTAGGCACGCCTTGCCGAATCTCTACGCAATTGTAGCCGTCCTCAGTCATCTCGTTTGCAAAATGCGTAGCATTGTACGGATCAAAGCAAATGTCTTGCACAGCCCATCCGTTTTTGGCTTCCTGATCCTTGATATGCGCTTGCAATCTGGCGTAATCCGTGACATCGCCCTCGGTTGCCGTCACCCATCCATGCTCAATCCATGACCAGTACGGCACTCGATCTGTCTTTTCGTGCCGCTCCACCGCCGAATCTGGAATAAATCCATGTGCTGTGATAGCGATCTTCTCGCTATCCGGCAACCAAAACAAGAAGGCATCGGCAGTCAGGTCGATTGTTTTGGACATGTCGATACCAACATTGCACGGTAACCCCCTGGTCAACTCGATAAATTCAGCCCGATCCACTGCCAGATCATTCCACTTCGGCAGATAATCACCGATATAGCTATCTTCTGACTGATTCACCCAAACATCTAGATTCTTAACTCGAAAATTTCGAATCTTCGCCGGATTCTTGCTATCGAATGCTTCGTCGTGCTGCTCTTTCAACTTGGCGAGACCGTCCCCAGTCGCCGCCCGCAGAGGATTCGACTTAATCCAGTTTGCCGGATCATGTTCGTCATCACCTTCATCCAGTTCCCGAATGATGACGAAATAACGATCATTCGTAATGACATCCTCAAGAATCTTTTTACCGTACTCATATTCCTGATAACACGGATTCTGATCAGTCTCAAATCCGGCTGTCGTGATGATGGCAAACAATGCCTGTGCGCGCTGGCCCCATGCCGACCATATCAGATCGTAGATCTCGCTTGTTTTGTGTGCATGGTATTCATCCAGTATCACGCCGCTCGGATTCAAGCCGTCCTTGTTGGAGGTCTCACGAGACAGCGCCCGCATCTGGCCGCCCCGCGTCGCATGGGCAATTTCGTACTGTCTGATTTTGAGGCGCCGCTTGATGTCCGGCGATTTCTCCGCCATCGTCTTTGCCGACCGGTAGATGATCCTGGCCTGGTCCTTGTCCACCGCTGCGCAGTACACATCTGGCGATTCCTCCCCATCGCCGCACATCAGATACAGCGCCAACCCGCTCATCAGCGTTGACTTGCCTTGCTTGCGCGCTTCCTGAATGTACGCCTTCTCGAATCGCCTCAGACCGGTATCTTTGTGCACCCATCCAAAAATGCACCCGAGGTCAAACTGCTGAAACGGCAACAACTCAATCGGCTGCCCGGCCAGTGGACCTTGCACATGCTTACAATGCCGGAACCATTTATAGATGCGGTTCGCCTTGCCTTCATCGAACACCCACGGCCAATCCTCGTCACCCTGCCGAGCGAGGTCTTCAAGATGGCGAGCGCACGCAAGCCGCTCGACCTTGCCAACCACACGCTCGCCCCTGGTCGCCTCAATTGCGTATTGTGTGCACGGATGCTCAGTCAAATTCATCGCCAAATTCATCTAGAATTTCGTCGGCTTTCCGCTTCACCAGCCGCGCCCTCGCCGTTGGCGTCATTCCAAGTTTGTCGGCATACTGCGAGACCAGTCTAGCCCACGCCTGAAGCGCCTTCTCCTGGTCGACCGAGTATTCCTTTGCCAGGGCCGTGCTGGCATCCTGATATTTTGATACGGCATCGCAATAGATTGCCAGCATCTCCGTATCCAAGTTGTCAAACAGTTCCAGCTCAGCCGCCTCTTTGACGACTCTACGCCATATTCTTTTGGCATCGGTCGATAGCCAAGTCGGAACCCTCATCGCGATCTTTGTCTTTCGCTTGATGCCTTCCTCAGCCTGTTGGCGTGCGGCAACTTCCGCAGCGGTCCAGTGTTTACCGCTGCCGAACTCCCCAGGTTGCATTGTTTTGGATGAAACATGATTCGTTGGCATATAATTGCATCGGGGAGAATTTCTTATGGAAAGTACACCCTGCGCCCTTCCTCTCCCCTTATCCTC